TACAATTTTACCCGTGCCCGAAGTTGATAATACCAAATCTTCGTTTGATCTGCTGGCTATGATCTCGTTGTTTTCAATGTTTATTGCACCAAACTGTATTTTACCAGTTCCCGCGGATAGAATCATCTCACCAGTTCCGCTTGTAGTGATCTTCAAGTTTTCGTTTGATCTTGTGCCTGAAATTTCGTTGTCCTTGATTCTTACACCGTCAACATCCAACTGTCCTGTCACCGCTAGTGTGCCTGTGACATTTTGATTGGCTGTTGCTAGTGTGCCTGTTATTGAACCAGACACCGATAAATCACCAGTTATGTCCGTGTTGTCGTTTAATTTTATTACACCCGAACTATTTGCAGATAATTCTAAATTCGAGTTTGAAGCGTTTGTAGATATAGTGTTGTCTTTGATTCTTACACCCTCAAGGTCCGCTACACCAGTCAATGATAATGTAGAACCATCAAACGTTAAATTAGTTTCTTCTGTTAGTGCTCCAGCACCAGTGATGGTCACCATAGCATTGTTGGTTGCTCCACTCAATGATACTCCACCAGTGTTCTGTACCCAACTTAATGTGCCATTAGCATCTGTCTGTAAAACATATCCACCCACTGCACCGCTTGTCGGCCATCTGTCACCTGATATGCTGACTTTACCTGATCCATTTGCTGATATCTCTAGATCCGCATTTGAGGCATTTGATGAAATAGTGTTGTCGTTGATAGTTACACCGTCCAACGTTGAACTGCCTGTGTTTGCAAAACTTGTTAATCCTGAAATAGTACCACCAGTTATTGTCGCTTTGGCTATGGCAACGGATCCTGTGCCTGCAGGTGTGATTGTAATGTTGTCGTTGCTTCTCAATCCAAGGATCGTGTTGTCCGTAATCCTGATTGCATCATTTTCTATGTTGGTTGTCGCTGTGATGTTTCCTGTAACACCCAGAGTCGAACCATCAAATGTTAAATTTGACTCACCTTGTATTGCGTTGGCACCTGTGACAGTCGTTATCTGGTTGTTTGTTGATCCTGTTAAGACTGCTTTTGTATCTGCGTATGCTTTGATTGATTGTTGAGTTGCTAAAGATGTTGCACTATCAGAACCCATTGCATCTTCATCCAATATGGTTGTGACTGTTGCACCACTTGTTCCTACTTTTAAATTTTCTAAATTAACTGTACCCGAACCGTTTGCATTTATTTCTAAATTAGCATTTGAGGCATTTGTTGAAATAGTATTGTCTGTTATTGTAACACCATCAAGTACTGCAGATGTGTTTGCTGTCAACGTTGTAAATGTGCCGGCCTTTGGATTTGCACCACCTATGATTGCAGAATTGATCGTGCTTGTATCACTTGTGTTTGCTCCAATAGTTACTCCGTCAATATTACCACCATTGATATCAATGGTTGAGAAAGTACCACCGTCATCGCAAGTTGAACCAGTTGCTGACCAGTTGCCTAGTGTTACTCTGCCCGATCCGTTGGCAGAAATTACAACGTTTTCATTTGATCTCAAACCGGTTATGTTGTTGCTTGATACTGATATACCACCACTGTTTAAATTTGCACTTATAGTACTGGCAAGGTTTACTTGTATGTTTCCTGCAGTTGTAACAGGTGAACTTGATATTGATAAATTGCTGTCTGTGTTTGATATACCTACCGATGTTACAGTACCATTTGTGTCACTGATTAATGCAATATCTCCTGATCCATCAAATCCTAAATTTTTATTTGCACGAGCAGAAGCATCACCAAATGTTAATGTTGGTGTTTCTGTGCTAGGTTCTGCTAACAAAATTGATCTTGTTTCTACTTTATTTGTTGCGTCGATCACTGCCTGTGATAATCTGTCTAATTCTGCGTTGACTGTTGTTGCCAAGAATGCACCAGAAGTTTCAAAATCTGTTGTTCTTGCTAAATTTGTGTCTCTGACAAGGGTTACTGTGTTTGAAGCCGATGGTGCACTTGTAAACGTTACTGTACCTGTTCCTGATGTGCCAGAATCAAAAGATACCGTGTAGTGTGTTGTTAAAGTTTTCTTTGTGCTACCGTCATATACCGCAATAGATGAAGCATCTGCTATTTCAAAATTAAATGTAAAAGCGACCGTTGATCCGTCCGCTGTATAACTCAATCTTGGTGTTGTTGTTGCTGTTGTCATAAGTTCCTTGTTTCTCCTAATATTTATGTTTTAATTAAAAAGATCTATTATGTTCAATTCACCACCTAGTCTTTTCTCCCTAGCATCTCTTTTTAATCTTTTTTGTGTTCGTAGATGTGTTTTATAATCCAACACCTCTGTCAGATATTCTGTTATTAACGCACGGTACAATGCCTTGGTTGCCCAAAAACTTTGTAGTCCTGAATAGCCTAATAAATTTTTTCCTGTTTTTGATAATTCTTTCTTTATAAATTCACCATCGTCAACACCTGTTGCAAATCTTGCCACACCTGTACTTACACCCATGATGTTACTCATTAATTTTAATGCATCACCGGCCAATGGGCCAACAAACTGTTGTGCAATTTCTCCAGTAGTTGACACTCTAATTTTTTTGTCTGAACTAAATTGTTTTATTGTTGGCTCTAAAACGCTGACCAATAGATCACTGATCAGTCCAGCGGCACCCGATTGTTGTATTGATCTGTATGCAAGTTCACCAGGGTCGGTCAACGGTGATTTACCTGCCGTAACTTCTTTAAGTTGTGCAACCACAACACCCATTGCTATCATTGAACCTGCCAATGTGACACCTGGCCATATGTTGTCAATCTTGTCAAGTGCATTTACTAACTGTCCGTTGTTGTCCGTAACTGCTCTTTTACGCAAGAAGTTTCTCCATATAACTTTTCTAGTGTACGTGATTGGGTGTGTTTTAAATTGTGTCAACAATTTTACAAACTGGCTGGCTGGATCACCTGCATCTGCTAGGAACAATCTACCAGCGGCCTTGTCAAACTCTCCCGGTTTGATTACCATGGTATCCACAGCATCTCTCACCACACTGATCATTTTGCTTTGTAAACCTTTTGCGGTTGACAATTCATCTTTCAATGCGTATAGATTCAAACCACCGTCGCTGTCAACAATGTTTCTTGTGTTTAATAATTTTTCGTAATCTGCTTTTTGTATGCCAAATTTTTCAAATTGTGCTCTAAAACTTAAATCTAGTGTGTTCCAAGCACGTTTTTCTTTTATAATTCTTCCTAGGTATTTTTGATACACAGTACCGGTCGCTTTTTGCAAACTTTCCGTCCACCAATTCAATCCACTGTATTTGAATATTTTTGTTGCAAAACTGTAACTGCCTCTTTCGAATCTACTCATTGCACCACCAACGTCGATCATGCCAAATCTTTCACCACTGTTGGCCAACCATGCCTGTGCAAAATCGTGTGTCATCAACTGATAGTTTCTCACTTTTGTTTTGTCTAGGTTACGATATACCGGCACCCTGAATATGCTTGAAATTAATTCACCAGCAGGTAGTTTGAAAATGTTTCTGCCTGCCCATAACACCACCGGCATATCCATAAAACTGGTTATGACCGCACTTCCTAATCTTGCACCTGCCTCGATTGCTCTTAAACTAGTAAGTGTTCTTGCCGTGGTACCAAATTGTTCTTTGATCTGCGGTTGTATCGATTCTTGTAAAAAATTCATTGCACTATTGTAACCTGCTGTTTTTCTGCCTGTGATCTCTTTGCCAAGATTTGCTTGTAATTCTGTAATAGTCCTTTTATAGTTTGCTCCAAATTTTTGTGTTAACGCAAGTAATCTACCATTTTCTGTGATAGTGTTCAACATTAGGTTTAACGGATTTTGATCTGGTGTGTATTTTTGCATCAATTCAAAAATGTCATTGCCTGATTTGTATGTTAGCGGTCGAGGTATTGATTTTGTTGGTTGTTGATAATCTTTTATTATGTTGTCAATTTGTCTCCAGTTTGCACCGTCTTTGATTTGATCATAGATATCTGCCACCATGTCACGTATATTTTCATCCGTGCCATGGACCTTGTTGTCTAACCGCGGTGCAACATCATCTATAAATTGTTGTCGAGTTACATTTTTCAAACTTCTTTCATTGAATCTTACTTTGATCCTGTTTCTAGTCAAGGCATTTGTTAAACCACCTAATTTATTCATTTTTGTTTCTGCAGATACAACTACGTTATCTATAAAAGCACGTGCTATGTCTCTGGCCTGTGTGTTTCCAGTAACAGATTTTAATTTTTTTGCAGAATAATTGTTAATGATATTACTATACTCTTGCAAGAAATCTATTTGGTTTTGTTTATTACTGCCAGAAAAGAAATCAAAAAATGAACGGTCATTGTCAGTGCCAAGTATGTCTTGCACTTGTCGTCTAAAATTAGCATCTAGTATTTGTGATTCATTACGTATAAGCAATTCTAAAGGATTGGTGTTGTATGTAAAATTTGTGTTGTATATGTGTGAGATTATTGCTTCCTGCAACAGTCTTTGACCAGTAAATTTTTTATCACCTTTGTACACTACTCTCAAATTTTCAAATGTGTCTTGAATTTGTGTGTGAAATTCTATTATGTTTTTGCCTTCAATTGCTGTGGCTTTAAAATTTTCTAATTGTACTTTATTTGGTTCAAGATTTATGTTTTCAAGGAAATCGTCTAGATATGTGTTGCCTGTGTCAGGATTAACATCTTCAAGTTGACGATTTTGTGTTGCAAGGTCTTGTTGCAATCTGTTGTAGTCATTTTCAAGTCGTGCTCTATAACTGTCATCAAGAACTTCTCCGATCTCTTTTAATTTATTTTGAAATATTTTCCAACAATTATCTGCCGACATTATGATCTCCTACACACGTTGTATTCACGAGTTGCTGTTTCCGATGCCTCTCGATCTTTTATTTTTTTAAAATCTGCTTTTAATCTATTTTTTATGGCCAACATTTGTTCTTTGGGCACACCTTTACCACCATCTAATTTTGATCTAGTCAATGTTTCGCTTACATCACCTATGTCAACTAGGTCATTGTCTCTGATTGCAAGTCCAAGGTCACCAAGGTCCTGCTCACTGAATTGTTCTGTGAATTCAACAACTGCCTGTGACCTAGTTGTTGATGCTGTTTTTACACTTTCTAACATTTCTACAGATCTACCTGCATCTACTTCGTTTGTTTGATCAATCCTGCTTACCGTACGTAATCTAGTTTCAATATCTTGCTGTTTATTTGGTTGCAAGTTTTCATCCAGTTGTGTGTCTGGATCATTTATTTTGTTTGTTTTTGTTGTGTTGATGCCTGGATCATTTCCTGTGTCTTCTAATTTGTTTCTAATGGCCTCTATGACCGCTTTCCTTTCATCCTGGTCAACAATCACAGTCCTTTTGCCATTTTCATTTCTTATTACCTTACCTATGTTTTCATCTAGGTTGATACCTCTCACCGGGTCAGGCTCTATTTCAAATTTTGTACCTTTGACAACAAATAAATCAGACAAATCATCAAGCGATGTTAAATTTTCATCTGTGTTGGTTTGAAATATTTTTCTTACAAATCCGGGTGCCGCTTCTTGGCTACGTATCTTGTTTATTTTTTTGGCCTCGTCATTTGCAAATTTGTCAATGCCTTCTCTGTTTGTAGAAATGTTTTGTCTCGTGTCTGTGTCTTCAATTCTAAATTTTACTTCTGTGCTTGAAACTTTACTAATACTTGGTAAAATTTTTGTCAATCCTTCTGTTGGTCCACGTAAAACTATTGTGCCATCTAAATCTGTTACCACTTCAATAAAATCTTTTGATGTTGTGATGTTTGCACCATCTTCTGTGTTTCTAAATATTTTGCCTGATGTGTCAACATAAAAATTTTCTATAGACTTTTCGTTGAATCTAAAATCTCTTATATTGTCAAAACCGTCATCCTTAATTGTAACAATGTTTCTATTGATAAGATCTTGTATAGTAGGCTCTATGTCATAATCGCTGTGTCTGTTTTTCCTTACAGCAACAAGTTGATCTGCAACTGTTTGTCTTGTGTTTCCAAAATTCATTGCCCTCATGGCTGTAGGCAGTCCGCTGAATGCACCATACAATACTGCACCTGCACCAAAGGCAAACGTGGCATTAATGGCCGCTTCTTCTATGCCAAACTCCTGTCCCCTCACTTGATATGCGTCTTTCATTATAGGATATAAACTTGTTTCAATACCTGCATTGACACCACCAACTATTGCGGCTTTTGTCAAAAATGATGCACCAAATCTTGCCGCTGGCAATGGAATGTAGTTGATTGGATCTGCGAATGCACTGGATAACATACCCGTGAACTGTCCGACAGTTCCGTCGAACCCTGTGCTGTTTTGTTTGGCCACTTGCATCTGTTTTGATAGGTCCAATGACTCGTGTGCTCGTCTCACAATCTCATAGTTCAAACCTTCAAACCATTCTAGTCCTTCAACGTACAAGGGATTTTCTGGATTCCATTCTGATTTTGGAATGCCGGCATTTTTTTGTTGTTGTGCATTTTCAAGTATCCTGTTGTCGGATAATAATTTTAATGTTGTGTGTTCCCAACCTGATTTAAAACCCAACCCAAAGTTTTGCCAAAAACCCTGCGGTGTTGGTAATGCTTCACCTGGTGTATCTGCACGTAATGGTTTTGGTGCTGTTAGAGCCACTATGCTCCTCCTTCTCCAAAGTCTTGTGTTTCTTGAATTTCACTTGCACTGACAGTAAACACTGGAGCAGTTCTAACCACATCAGTGAGTGCTTGTAGCACTGACATCTGTACAGGCATATCGTTGTTTGTTGTTAAATTTTGTATCTGTTCGAAATTTTCTTTCCAATATTTTTTCACATAACTTCTCACACGTGAATCTTTCAATGATGACAGATAGGTGCTGTTTGCACCCAACCATGACAGCATGGCATCATCAATGTTTGCACTATTTTTCAATGCAAGGCTGATTCCGTTTGCTACATGTTGATCTGTAGATACCAACGTTGCACCGTTGTTCAAAAATAAATTTCTTGTAAAACTATCTTCATACACGGTTTCTACAAAACTGCCAGTGTCTCCCTCTGCTTCTACAGAGTCATACAATAAATTGTTATCCATAACATATTCTGCAAACTTGTCACCCCATTGTGCAACTGTGTCATCAAAATCTATTTCTACCGGACCATCCTCATACGGTTCTAGACCTGTGCTTACTAACCTTTTGCTTTTGCCTGTGTTTGATGCGGCAAATTTGCTGTACCAGTTGTTGTCTGCGGGTTTGTGGTTCCATGTGTTTTCTTTGTTTTCTGCCACCACTGCGTTGTTTTTGTCTGGTGTCACAAAAAATGTTGCATAAAAATTATCTGTTTCACTGCTGGGCAGTTTCTGTGTGATTGCGGTACTGCTGATGTCATTGTTCATCAATAACACCAATTGACCATTGACCTGCACAAGTTTTGCATCGTCCAATAGGTCAAGCCATTGCTCGTATGTCTGTCCATCTGCGAGTGTTATACCATATCTGTGTGGATTTTCTTTGATGTCATTTGCAAGTTTTGTAATAGTGTTTTGCCTTCCTGCATTCATACCGTTGGCATCAGTAAATTGTCCCTTGGCCATGTTTCTACTCATCAGTGTATAGCCCTCACCTATGCCGTGTGTGATCCTTACTGTGTTACGTTCTATGAATGCTTTTGCATCTTCTGTTGCTTCCTGCAGGCTCATACCGTTGGCTATGTTTCTTCTAAATATTTTGTGTGTGGTGTCTATGATGCTCTTGCCAAATCCACCCGTTGCATCCATGCCATCACCAAAGTCATTCTGTATCAGTGTGTTGATCGCGGACTTTACATCCGATTCATTAAATTCTGTAGATCTAAATTTTGCGTATGTTTCGCTGTTGTTGATAGCATCAAATAACAATTTGCTGTCCACAGGACTTGATCCCTTTATGGTGATCAACTCTTGCAAGAACATGTGTGAATACTTGTCATGATTTTTACTACCAATGCCCTCTGCCATCAGGCTTGATGTGTATTCTCCTTGTCTTGATCTTATATTTTCAACTTGTTGCTCGTATGCCTCGTACCCCTGTGTCATTGAATTGTATATTGCATCCATTTCTCTTGACCCCTGTACCTTGCTGACCCTCATGCCTCCTGGTGGGACACCCATGTTTTCTGCTATGATCTTCTCCATCATTGCATTACCTTCCGCTGTGGTCGTGTCAACCTCGTAGCCCAGTTTGCCTATGAAATAATCTGTTGGGTTGTTGCCCGGTTCAAATGCTTTTAGTTTGGCTTTTTGTTCTTCTTCAACAGCGGCCAACTGTTTTTCTATTAAGTCCATCTCTAATGCATCTTCGTATTTGCTGGCATCAAGTTCGTTGATTCGATTTTGCAATTGGAATTTTATTGTGTTTATTTGTGCAAGAGGTGTAATGATGGTTAATGCTCTTGCCTTGCCAACTTCTTTGTTTATAATGAATTCTCTTTGTGCTTTTGTAATTTCCTCATCGGAAAAACCTGCCGCTTTCCAAGTTTCTATAGGAAAAACTTCTGATGTTGGTTGTAATTTACCATCTACAATTTTTATTCCAATTTCCGCATTGGCTAATTGTTCGTTGACTTTGCCTTGTGTGAATTGTAATTCATTACGCAGACCAACAAATCTTTTTTTATTGTCCGTCTCAAGTGATTCAACAACACTACCGTATGTGCTTATCTCGTCAAGTGTCAATACATCACCACCTGGAATAGCAAACGCATATCCTTCTTCGGGATCACCTAATGGATTGCCATCTAGCGTGTATGTGCCATCAGCGATAGATTTTTTCAGTGCGGCTATGCCTTCTGGACTGTTTTTGACTTTATCAAAATCTGCAGTGATAAATGCGTTGATGATATCTGTCCTATGACTATTTTTTAATTTTCTCATATCAGACACACTCAAATTGAAATCTTGTTTCAACACTTCGTATTTGACTTCAAGGTCTGCAAAATAATCTTGAAGTGTGTCAGTGTAACCTTGATTGGTAACACTCAACGATAATTTTTTTACAATGTCGCTGGTGTTGTTTTGTATGACTTCTAAATTCTGATTGAACTGGTCAGTACGTTCATTTGCTTGTACTTGTAATAACAAGTTGTTTCTTGCCTTGTCAAATCCAAGTGCCAATTGCGGTTGTAGATTGCTCGGCAATGTTGATAACCAATTTTCTTTGTACTGTTCAGATGCTGTTGTAAATTTTTCTGGATCGAGGCTGTGCTTCTCACTTAATTGTGTTAATTCGTTTTCAAGTTCTGCACTCTTGGAAGTGATGAAGGCCGCGTTTGCACCTTTCTGGAATGCCTGTGCCGTCACGCTGAATGCGTTGGTTGGCCCCACATAATTTTCACCTCTCTCTGTGGCTTCCTGTTGTGCAGTTAAACCTTTTTTGTATGCTTCTTGACTGGCTATCTCTGTGTCTAATTTTGTTGCAATTTTGGTTATGTTTTCAACAATCTTAACAGCACCCTTGCCTGGTGTTGGTGCTCTGTATGTAGATTGTGCTGTGATGTTGCCTCCGCTGAATTGTGGTATCTTTATACTTTTGGCCATTAACTGCTTCCCTCTGTTTGTGTTCTTATTCTACTAATTTTTGATATTTCACTGTTGGGTCCTATGTTTGGTTTGCTAGGAGTTGAAGTGATAATGTCCATGAAACCTCTGGTACCCAATGTTGTTGCGGCTGATGTGTAACCACCTATGATAGATGCTCTTGCTTCTTCATTTAAAATATTTTGTTGTTGTTGTTTGCCAAGTATTCTTTGACTTGTGTTGAATGAATCAATAAAAATATTTTCTGCAAAATTGCTGGCCGTTAGTCCTAAAACATCAGCAGGTGATCCTTCTAACGTTGCACCAGTAACACCGTATAATGCACGTTGTTTACCAATGGCTTGTATCATTTCTCTTCTTTTTTGTGCTTTACGTAATGCAAAAGCCGATTTCTCACTTGCTATTTCATAATTTACAAAATTGGCTTTTTGCCTTAATATGTTTGCATTCATGTAGCCTTGTAAAATTTGGCCTCCTGAACTTACAACCGGTAAAACATATCTTGCCGCATTTGCTAGTGTTGAAAGTGTTGAAGTTGTGCTAGCCGCTTGAGTGGCTAAACTGGCTCCACCTGCCGCACCTGATGATAAAAATCCGGTTCCTGCCGCGGCCGCTCCACCTGTTGCGTAGATTGCCGCTCCTAATAATGCTGTTCTGATTAATGTAGATCTTGGTGCACACATGGTTAGTTTCGTTTCCTCTCAACTATATAAATTTTTTCATTACCTTGCATATAATGATCAATTTGTTTAAACTTTAACATATTTAACCATTTTACACTTTGCTTGTGCTTACTCCACACCTGCACAAGATGTTTTTTGTTTGGGTGTTTTGACATACTTTTTTTAATCAAACGTTCAGCCTCACCCGATATCCTAAAAAAGAAATCATTGCACAACGGTGTGCCTATGAACCAGTACCAACATTCATTGCCCATAATATGTGTTCCTGAAGCCAAGAACGGTATGCCATGATATGTGCCTGTTACACCATCATCTAGGTTATCAAAATTTTTTATAAATTTTGTTCTTGTGTATCCCATCAATGTTATTTCTTGTAGATCAACATCTCTGCAATTATTAATGACATATTCATAATGTTCAAAATTGAGTGGATGTCTAACGGGTTGTTTAACCTGGGTCTTGTAGTTTGTTTCCTGAAAATTTAACTTCATTACTCATACTTAACAATGTGCAAGCCAATGGTTCATCACTCTTGAATGTAGTCTGTGGAGTTGTGCTATAACCAGTCAATCTCACACGTTTTTGTCCTGTAAAAGGAGTGATACTTTGGTTCAATAATGATGATCCGAGATTTCTAAAAGGCACAACGATGTCATCTACTTTGCAACTCTTTGTGTCTTGCAGTTGCAGTTCTACTAAAACTTTTCTTACTTTTTCTCCAAGTGTGCTTTGTCCTTGGATGTTAAAAACAAGTGGTAATGTTTTTGCTGTGCTGTCATAATTGTGTCCTATCTGTGTAGATGAACTTGACCTTGTCAATGAAAAATTACCTGCATTATCTACTGTGACATCTGGATGCAAGACACCGTCAGCAACAACTTTTACTGTTCTGCCTTCCAAACCTTGTGCACCTGTGAATGTGCTACTGGTTGCAGATGTTGTATGATACGAATCTAAAAATATGTCATCTTCTGACCATTTTTCTAAAAATAATCCTGTGTTTAGTGTCGAACCGTCGTTGTCAAATCTTTGCACCAGCGTGTATAATCTATCATCAACTACTGTAAGATCTTTAAAATTACCGTCTGTTGTGAACTTCATCCAACCCACAACTGAAAATTCTGTGTTTACACCTAGCACACCTAAACTACCGTCTGTGTTTGTGCAGAACACGTAGTTGGTGTTGGTGTTTGCATAGTTGGTTAGTGATGCAATTCTTCCTGCACCTGACAATATGTCATGGTGTACAAGAGAATAGTTCTTGGCTGAATAGGCATCTGTATTAAAGTTGTAAACAAAAGCACGTAATTGTTTGCCACCTTTGGCCACAAACAACACTTCATTGTCAACTACTTTTGGTGTTGTAACTCCGGAACCAATGCCATAGGATGTTTGTTTTCTCACAAGTACATTAGCGGGAGTTACAGGCTCACCCGACATATCAAACTCACCATCTGATGTGAATATGAAAAGCGATTGTTGTGATACTAAATGATGAATTACGTTTACACTATCCGAAGCAATAGTAAAAGTTATTGATGCATCATCTGTCACTGTTCCTGTTACTTCATCGGAGCCATCTACTTCCGTAACTGTCCTAGTAAAACTGTCAAAGTTAAAAAAATCACCCGACTGTGATCCAAACAATGTTTGTGGTTTGTCTCTGGTGCCTCCAAATATCAATCTGTTTTGGTGGAAAGAAACTGATCTTGGAAAACCTCCTCCAAGACTAGTACCTAAATTTGAAAACGCATCTATCTCCCATTCATGTCCTTGTGCTGTTTCTGTGTCAACAAGGTCATATATCACGTCAGCGGTCATTACTGTTGCTGATGAAACTGTTTTTAGTTGAACCAATCCACCATTGATGACCACGTGCATATTTTTGTGTCCATCCGGCCAGTTTGCATCAACCCATCTGTAAGTGCCTCCAGCAAGAGTCATGTTTATGCCTGTGCCTGTCTTTGCACTTGGAGTCAATGACGCATCAAAATTAAAGTTTGCAGTTGGAATATGGTCAAATGATAAAGTGCCTATGCTCCAATCTGAATGTGAACTGCCTCTCACCAATTGCAATGGTTGTAAATCTTTGTGTACAATGATCATGTAATCAAAACTTTGTGTAAATCTTAAATCGTTAATGTTTGATGTAGTAATATTAAACGTGTTACCACCTGCTCCGTTTGTTAAAACAGTTTGTCTTACATCTTGATAATATATGTGAATTTTTGCGGCAATACTGTCATGTGCAGGTTCAAAGATCAAGACATATTCCTGTCCATCACTAAATTTAAAAGGTATCAATCTTGATGCTGAATGAAATCCTGTTGTTGTTAGCGGTGTCGAACCGTCGGGTGTTGTTGTATTGTCTGGATCTGAACTGATAAATTGAAATCCTCTTCGTTTTTGTATGCCACCTTGCGGTAATATCAAAAAATTTGACAGTTCAGCCAACCCTGCTCTGTAAATAGGTGTGTCGGCCCTACCAAAAATATTGGGTCCAACCTGTCCTTGTGTAAAATTAGTTTGCGAATATTTTCTTATTGTCATATTTAGGTGCTACTGTGTCTTAACCTTCTGTTGGTCAGACCTGTATTACCTAAATGTGCTTCAACATATCTGCCTGGAGGTACTATGTTATGTGGTGGATTTTCCTGTCCATCTGCGATCCTTGCCGCACGTAATTTAATTTGATAATCATCAGCCAATCTTGCTGTCAATCCTCCGACACCAGTTATTGCTTCGTTGATTTCAACGGCTACTTTGGCTATCAATGTTTCAATAAAAAATACCGGCATATCTGCTTCAACAATATTTTTTACGTATTCTATGTTCAACGCAGTTTCGTTTGAAAAAACTTTTGCACCTTCGATGCTGTAATCTTCTTGATAATTACCATCAACATCAAAAAATCCTTTAATCCTTACGATGTCTCCTGGTAAACTGTAAACATACAGGTATGATTTATTTGTGGGTGTTTCATTCAACCTATTCAGTGTTTTGTTTGTAATTGCAAAATTCCAAAATGTGTAGTATAACAAGCCATTTCTCACGTTGTCATACATTGTAGAACAAACGTTTGCTTCGTGTGTTCCGTCGGTGAACGCTGATATAGTTGCGGCACCACATTTTGTTAGTGCTTGGTTTGATATAGAAACTTTACTTTCAGCCATGGGTGGTATCCTTTTTTACAAGTTATTTATCGAGCATAAAAAAAGACAGGCCCCGGAGGGCCTGCCTCAATAACATATGAAAGAACGGGGGTCCTTTCTAGTTGTTATTATTCAGTTACTTGAACTTGAACAACTCCATCCGAGTCGATAACAGTTGAACCACCAGACATTGTACCTAATACTAGGTGCGATGCTTTTTGTGGAACGTAGTCTATTCTTGCTGTAATATCTTGTGCAAGTGCTAGACCTACTGCATCCTTGTGGATAGCGTAACAATTTCTTACAACAGAATTTTTCGTTAACAACGTTGACATGATTACTCTAAAACCGAACACATTCGGAATGTAACCACTAGTCAAAGCCGTGTTTGAAACAAGACCATCTGCCGCTGTAACAAGGTTACTGTCTGTTAATAAGTCAGTTAACGCTTGTGGAGAGATGATTATGCATCTGTCGTTTGTTGGAATTGAAAGATCATTCATTGCTTCATGCACTTCTAAGAACTTCGCTTTTGTAAGTCCTGAACCAGCGGCAATATCTGTCGTTGGAGAAGAGGCTTCTAAAGCATCAACGATTTCCTGATCCACCGCTCTGTTTAAACCAGCCGCGATAGCACCAGCGAATGTATTTCTCAAATCAATGTTAGTCTTGAATTGATCCATATCGTCAATGTATTCACCTGAATGATAGTTGTTTAATGTAGTAGTTACAGTACTGTTCTGTGCTGTACCACCTGTGTAAGCACCACTTCCGGCAAAAGATTTGCTCGTATCAGACATAGCCGTGATATCTTCGAATCTGGCTTTGTTTTTGATACTACCACCTTTTGATAGTTTGTGGAACTTGTAAGTTGAACCAGTTACGTTTCTTACAACTCTAACTGCGTCAACAAGGTTTGATGATGTTTGTTGGTACGCTTGTTTTACATCATCACTGAACATAGTTACGAATGAATTCGAAACTGATGTTCCTGCGTTTGCTACTAATGCCATTTTATATGACTCCTTTGTAGTTTGTTGTTGTTATAATAAACGCTGGGAATTGTGTTTTTGTGTTTGGGGCCTTGCGGTTGTCCCTACTAGCAATGAACGTTCTTTGCTTGTAGAATTATATCTCTACCAAATAGCCTAAAATTATTAGACATCAGTGGGCCCGGAGGTTGTCCACACTGATATTTATGGTCAGGTTGGGATAATACTCAAGTATCTTTGGGATTGTTTTGTTGTATCTGTGCAAGGTTGGTTGTGCGTGTGTTTGATCTTTACGATAGATGCTCTGCACACCACCATCAAAACCTATTAGGTCAATAATTTTGTATTTCAGTTGTGCGGCCAACACGATGGCCTGCTCACCTGTCAGCCAAGAACTCATCCTGGTGTAAGGAAAACGTATCTGTCTCATATCTGGAAGTTGTGTGTATGTGTTATCCCTGTGCAGTCTGTATGAACTTTGTGCCACGTACACTGGTTGGTCTATGTTATCCTGTTGCATACGATGTAACACTTCTTTGTCTTGTGCCAACAGATAGTCAACACGGAAATCTTTGTAGATTTCATTGCATCCAAAAGTGGTGTATGGTATGTCTTCTAATCGGAAACGCAGTCTGCTGGGACCGTTGCCGATCACCACACACCTATTGATCTCACGCGGATCAACTGGTCGCATTAGGATCCTCTGTGTGATTTTACTGTCTTGAATTTTGCTTTTTTAACTGCACCTCGGTGCGGCTTGTAGGCACCTTTCATCAATCTGTATGATGTGCCTTTCTTCATCCAATGAAAACCTCTAGGTGCTGAAACTGACTTGGTTTTCATTACTTTCTCTTCTTGTTTTTTCTGTTCTTACGTAAAACGGCAAAGTCAGCCGTTGTTATCTTGTTCCTTGGTGTGGCAACCCTAGCAATCTTCATCTGTTTTGCTGAATAACCTTTTCTTGAGTGTTTCATATGTCTCCTTTATTGTATTTAAAGTTTTTTCTCCTGGTATGGGCCATGGATTCATCCAGTCGTCCACTAGTCTAATGTGTCTGGCTTGATCGATGAGAACTGTATCGAGTGCCATGGTGCCACCTTGCCGTGTGAGTTCTTGTAGATGTCTCCGGTCTGCACTGATTGTGCCCCCATGAACATTCTCGTGCCGTTGCTGTATCTTTTTTTTTGTATGATCCTGCAGGGTTTCCACTCCTGTCCTTTCGCGTAATAGCGTGTGTGGATAGTCTGTTGTCCTTTGCGTGTCTTTATACCTGCCATCTAAATCTACCTCAATCATTATTCGTATATAAAAGGATCCTTTGCCTTTAACCTTTCAATTTTGTCTTCGTATGTTTCTGTAATTTTGTTTTTTGCGTTGTGGTATGCTGAATCCCACCAACTCATCTCATCGTTAGCCAGTGTTTTGAATCCTTGATCTCTATCTATGTATTTGTAGTCTACTTTTTCAAGATCAAACTGTGCCAGCCAATTGAATATGGTTTTGATTTTAAATTCTTTACAAGAATAGACATCCAATTGTATCAATGATGGTTCCAACCAACTGTGGAATGTTACAGAACTTGTATCTATGATAGCAACAGAACTGTATCCTTTATTGCCTTCCACATCTGACCAAGCCGTGTGTGGACCTGAAAGTATTTTCATATCAATGTTTTTGATTAAATTTTTTATTTCGTTGTTTAAAGTTTCTCTGTCTCGGAATAAAGGTGGTGAATTGACCTCTGCTCGTACCAATAGATGTTTATGCACTAGTGCTGGATTCATCTCTTTGCCGTCCTCGCTGATCTCGTCACTGCCGCTCTGGTAACAAAACCTTTCTTGCCTCGTGCTATCGGCTTCTTGCCTGCTTTTCTTCTCTTGTTTGCATAGTAGTACAGGCCTTTTCGTGCCGTCCTGCCGTCTTTGGTTCTGTGATATCCTTTTTTCATATTATTTCCATGCTCTGCACGACCAGTAACGTGCTTTCGTTTTTGGTCCTGGAGTCGCACATTTGTGACGTGCTAGGAAACTTTTCTTTCTAGCAGGATTTGATTTCTTTATCCTCATCTTGGGATCACCAAATCTCACAGTGATTGTGTTGCCCGTTTTAGGATTACGCACCTTGACGGCCATCTTTTTTGATTTGCCCGGTGTTCTATACGGTTGGTTCAGTTTTGGCACGTTGTTGACTCCTTATGTGTTGTAATTTATCATGATCCTGTTGTATGAGGCATCCCATGGGTGCTGAATGTCCACCATACCTTGGATGCGACCACAACCACTCTTCACGGTCCCTCTGATCATTCATCCTGTGCATAATCTTCTTCAAGATCCTGGCACTGGCCCTGGGATGTGTGTACACCCTCGCGGCATTGTCACCCAGTGGCTGTACGTCACCGGTCCATGTCTGTATGTCAATCTGTTGCTGGAGCCAATAGGCCCTGCTCCAGGGACACACTGACACTATGGAAGCGAAGTACTCCCCCCAGTTAACCTCTTCTGCCACCCTTTTTCTTGCCACCTCGTTTGCCACCTTTTTTTGTCTTGTGTTTCTTACCTTTTCTGTGCATAGCGTTTGCGTCCTTCCTGCGTTAAGCAAATTTTTTTTGCGTTATTTTTTTTTCGCTCCACGGATCACACGTCCACGTGCAGTCTTTGACGTCTTCTTCACACGCTTCCTACCATAGCGTCGACTCTTGCCACGACCCGTACGGGGTCCGCTGTACTGGGTAACAAAAGTGTTTGATATGGTTGTTCCGCTTGGCATATGGATATTTATTGGCCTGCAGGTCTATGGCAATAGTACTCGATATCTCTGCAAGGAGATGGGAGAATCCTGCAGGCACAGTTATTTATTGTGAGTCATTCAGATTTAACTTAAAAGGTGGTCGAGGAAAATCGAAGTTACACACATACACACCTTGCAGTTTTTTTTGGGGTGTGTATATATAACCACCAAAGGTCTTTACCAACGCAAGTTTTACCACCTTATGCTAGGAACCAGAAGGGTCTATACCAGAAGGGTCTATACCAGAAGGGTCTATACCACCGTGAGCCACCGTGAGCCACCGTGAGCCAGATTGAACCAGAATCACACACACGGTACCACCACCGTGAGCACTCTATTACCAAGCGGAATGGTGAGCAGAGTTCACACGGTTCAGCCACGGTTTGAACCAGGATCGAGCCAGATTTGAATCAATATTGAGCCAGAATGGCCAGGGTGATCCAGGGTGATCCAGGGTGATCCAGGGTGATCTAGCGGAATGGTAATCTTTTTAAGCGACCATGGTAATCATATTCAGGCAGGCTCAACCCAGTCTATTCATATGAATCGTAAAAGGGGAAAGGCCAACTCCAGTGATGATCAGGCTTGAGAATTTACCAGAATTGGCCCAGTATGTCGATAACAATAACATCAGCATATGGTCATGGGTCGCGTGCCGCATAAACTTGATCTACTTACAGCGTGTATAGAAGACCGATGCCGTGTCGTGTGTACATTGTAACACGATCACTCCAGGAAGTCAACCCCGAACATATGAATTTTTACGCAAATTGATCTTAACCCAGCAAAGATAACACAGGCAGATCTATTGGAAATGAAGCAATAAACCGCTTTACAAACCGATTTTTATCTGTTATAATAAATACAAACGCACACTACGTTATGGCCACAAACACAAACACACCTTTTGATTTACAGCGATTGATCGCACAGGCAGATCAACGACGCAAACACGATCACCAGCAATGGAATCAATTCATAGATCAATTGGCAGACCCAGTAAGTGATCGTATCTTTAGCACACCCAAAGCGACACAGCATTTGAGAGCGTTTATGAAGCACAACGCAACGGGCATAGACAGGCACACCAGATTGATACACCGGTTACAGCACTACTTTGATCGAGAATGTGCAGACTTATCTTTACGACCAGAAACAGGACTGATACCCAAAGGCACACCAGCACAGGACAACAGCCACAATTGGCACGGTCGTGATGACATGTTTGAGGTACGTGCCCAACGAAAGGGATCTCGAGAAGAAAGGGAACTACAACAGATGATACAACAGCACAACAGGAGAAAAAGAGGATGAATGATGAACTTACCAAACTGATGAACCGAGCAGTAGATTGTAGCGATGAGCGGGGATACTATCGTGACACAGATCAAGCACTGAAACAGATATTTGAATTCTTTATAGAATACAGACCGCAGATAGCAGAACTCACAGCAAGACGTGACATATTCAGGGACATAGATTTACCAGCAATAGTACAGGCACAATTTACCATACGTCAATTACCAGATATGCTGAAACGCATAGCACAGTTGGAAGAAAGGTTAGAAAGGTTCAAGCAACACCAAGTGACCAAACCAGACCTTACCAACCAAGTGTTACCAAGCCAGCCACCAACTGAACCAAAAACACCAAACCCACCAAAAACCAAATCAGAGGCACCAGATAGCAACCCAACCGCTGAAACACTAGAAGCAAGGGCCAAGCGTGTTATGGGTGACAATTACCAACCACCAGCGGTAAAATTATTTGACTATGGTGATTGACAACAATGACGATTTATGCTATTATTAAACAATAACAAAGGAAGCACTATGATAACAACAAAAACAAAAACAAAAACAAAGGGTGATATCGTCGATGAAGTGTATCGCGATCACTACAAACTAGATTTGAAGCATATGACTATGCTCAACTACATATCGTTTGAGAGATGGCTACAACTTTACCAGAAAGACTACGATCGAATGGCCCAGCGTATGGCTCAATTGAGGGGTGAAGTATGACCAAACACAAGATGAAAACAGCGGCCGCGATGGGTATGCTTAAACTATACAGCATTGGCACAACCAAAATATATAAAAGGGAAAATGCTTATTTTATACGAGCAGGTAGCCGAGATGAAGCACAGCGAGTATGGGACCGATACAAAGAACAACACTTTATAGACCCGCTGACACCGTTACCAGATGGTGTCATCTACAAATACAACGAGTATCGTGATTGTAAGTATGACTATGACTACGATAACACCCTAGAAACGGTAGATGAAAACAAGTTCGACAAGGAATCCAGATGGCATCGAGAAGCGTTAGATGAATTGTACAAAGACCAGAAACAAAGGAGCGACGATGATTAAATTTATAGTCATAGCCAGCACAGCGATAGCAGTATATGGGGTGTTATGGTACTTCAGCACCAGTTTAGGCTTGTAGAAAATTACCAGCGTTAGATCGCTTTATTTTAAATATTACCATATTATTACCAAATCAATACAACGAAGGTCTTTACCTTTACCAAAATCTATTTGCGAAGGTCTTTATTTTTATATTTCGGCCAAAGGCCTGCCTGTTGATATTTTTGAATTATCTCTTTGCGATGATATCGTTGTTGATGTGAATTTTGAATCTGGTCAAACAATTCGTACTTGTCTGTGAAAGTGGTTGCCTGTAGATCAAATATGGTGTTGCCTCGGTCAAACTGCATCAGTCAATTAAAAGTATTATTATTACAAACAGTTCTACAACTATGGCTGTGTGATACATGGTCCACAGTATGGGATAGGTCTGCTTCTGCATCAGCAGAACCAAACGATCAACACATATCTCGTGCCTGTGATTACTG